CTCCGGATCATGACGGACTGGGCCCTTGCTGATGGCCTCCTTCTTGCGGATCCGTTCCGGGGCGTGAAGCGGTTCCAGGTCGCGGCATCCTCCCGCCGGGCCTTTACCCTGGAGGAGGCGAAGTCAATCCTGTCCGCAGAATGGAGGAACCGGCTCGCCTGGCTCTTTAATCTCACCGCGGCTATGACCGGGATGCGCCTTTCGGAAATCCGGGCAATCCGGGCCGAGACCCTACATCCGGATCATATCGATGTCCGGGACCAGTTCAACGGGGGCCGCCTCGCGCCGATCAAGACGAAAGAGGCCCGGAAGGTACCGATCCCGCCGGAACTGTATCAGATGCTGGCCGGGGAACTGGAAAAGAAGGAATTCGTCTTTGCGCTGTCACCGATCGCCCGGGCTCCCATGAGTCGGAATGCCGTGATCGAGCCGCTTGCGCTCCTGATCCATGCCGGGGAGGGTCTCTGCTTTCACTCATGGCGGCATTTCGCGAACACCTGGCTGATGGCTGAGAACGTTCCGCCGGCGAAAGTCCGGGCCGTGATGGGACACTCGGAGGGAAGGGGAGCCATGACGGCCGTGTATACGGACTGGGAGCCGGGCATGTTTCCGGAGGTGTATGAGGCGCAGGGGAAGTTGATAAAGATTCTGGCACCTGTTTGATCGCCATGAATGAAAAAGGCCGAGCGTCCCCCGGCCCAGATGAACTTATTGAAGAATGGCGGGAATCACAACGTTAGGGAAACCCGCTTTTGATTTTGAAGAACAGGAACACCGTCGCGGCCAAGGCCAACCCGCCAAGGATCGCGGCGAGTGTATTCCTCTGACCCTCCGCCTTCTCCTTCTTTACCCTTTCCTCATTATAGAGTCCGTCGAGCTGTGCCGCCCGGGACATGAACGCCACTACCTCGAGTCGGGCCTTGGTGACATCAGCCTCGAGCTTCCGGGCCTCGGCCGCGTGTTTCTTCGCCGCCGCCGCATGAGAGGCCGCCTGTGATGCCAGAGAGACCAGCGCCGGGTCATTCGCCGCCAGGCTCCCGAGCGTCTCAGCGATGCTCCCGGCCTGTCCCTCGATCGTCTCAGCTCCAGCGGCAACTGTTGCGGCGCCTGCGGCGACGTCAGCCTGCGTGTCAGTTATAGCGCCCGAGTTATCCGGGGCAAGAGTCGGGGCAGTTTTGCAGGACGCAAACAGGCATACAAACAGAGATACAAACAAGAGAATTCTTTTCATAGGGCCTCCAGTCTTTGATCGTATTCGTCCGGGGAATGGCCGGACGCCATCTCGGCATAATCGGAAATATCAGGGTTAACCTTCGGGCGGAATTCGCCGCCAAGAATCACGACTGTTCCGTACGATTTTCCCCACGAGGGAACGGTCGTCACAATGTCGGAAGGATTCTGGTAGTGGGTGACCTTGTCGAACAGTGCCTGGTCGCCATGGCCAAGGCGTGGACAACCGAATGTAACCGCCGGAAGTCCGGTCATGGCAGAAGAGTCCGCGGCGAACCATCCTCCTTGCGAATATCCGCCGAATCCATCGATCTCTCCGGCCTTCACGAGACGCTTGACCTCGCCCATGACGGACAGCCACATGACCCATGCGCCAAAGGGGAACAGGAACCACTTCCCACCGAGCCGCCACGGGATACGGAACGCGGACAGGAGGTTGAACATCCAGTCTGTCCTGCCCTCTGAATCTTCGAACAGAAGGGTTTTATTCACGACCTTCCAGTCCACACCGATCCGGTTTCGGGTGTATCCGCCCTTGCGTATCTCTCTAAAGGTCTCTAATGGTGTCATGACCCCCTCCTTCACTCGATAACACGATTGTTCCGGAACCTACGGGCGCCTTCGGATCCAGCGCCGGATTGTAGTATTTCCCCTTCACCCCGTTGTCAGCGACGTTCCCGCCGATGTATGCCGTGGTCACTCCTACGATCCCGAGGACGGCCCCGGGGATGACAGCGGGAACTGTTTCTGGAACGAGGAGAACGGAGAATACCGCGAGTCCGACCACGGCGAGGATTCCGACGATGAACGCGACACCTTTGTTCACTTTCATGACTTTGCCTCCCGGTACTTTTGCTCCAGCCTCCGCAGAACGTCGTACTTGAACGCCGCGAACAGGGCAGGGCGCTTAACCCAGTATTCCGGACAAGCCTTCCACCCGACGACTTCGTTATGAGTGAGAATGTTGTGTTGCGGAGAGAGCCGGTATTCAAAGCATAGCGACGCGGCCAGTTCCGTCGCGGCCTTGATTGTTTCGTCGGTAAACACTCCCCCGGCTCCATGACACATTTCAATTCCGATGGAGCAGGAGTTTGGACTGGTCTTGTCCGGGAACCGCGCATAGTCCCCGAATACTTCCACGGCCTTGTCTGTGTAAACTGTACTGCCGCAGTGGTACGCTTTCTCTGTTAGAGGAACGACGGCAAGGATAGTCCCGTCATGGTCGATGATAAAGTGCGCTGAGGCCGAACGATCCGGGACATTGTCGGCGGAATCCTGTGTCTTGAGCGATTCGAAGTACTGCTGACACTCCCATGCTGTTTGTCCCGGAACGCCGAGGTAGTGCATCACGATTCCTTTCACGGAGCGGAGCGCATGGCCGGGACGGGAGAACTGGTTTACCGTGAGGAATGCGTTAACTACCTTCATACAAACTCCTTGCGTAAGAGATAATGTCGTCGACCTTCTCCATAACAACTGGAAGAAGTTTCTGCTGTGAATTGACCCATTCCGTTTGTGACACGCATCGTTTAGAGCGGGAACCGTCGGAAAGGATTACCTCGTTGAAGTAATGGTCGTTTGTGTATATCCGGGCATTCTCACAGATAGATTCGCCTACCATGTTACGGAAACGATCAGGCTTCATCGATAAAAACTGACCGGACAGGAACGCTTTCTCAAGGATGCTCTTTATTGAGCGGATACCGTTTCCTGAAAAGACGATGTTGCCGAGCATCTGGTCAACAAAGCGAGCGTCGTCAATCTGCATGAGCAACATCTCATCGCACCCCGCGTTCTTCATGAGCTGAAGAAAATCAGTACGGTAGATCTGTCTGACCGTGCACAACTTTTCAATCATGTAGTCAGCAATCTGCTTCATGCGCTCGTCCTTTGCGGCCTCTGCGCTGAACGATAGACCAACATTCTTGTCGCCGAGCTTCGCGATTATTTTCCCCTTGCCGAACTTTAGGAGCAGAAGGAGGAAAGTAATTACTCCGGCCGCCGCCGCAATTCCAATGATGTACACCTTCTCAGTCATGTGGTTCTCCTTTTTACGAAACGTTCTTTATCTTGATGTATATGCCCATTGAATAGGCGTCCGCCTTTGTCTTACCCCATGTGTCAGCAGATGTGCGAGCATAGGGGGAGTTGGCGGAGTCGAAGTCGATTGACGCACCCCTTGTACCGGTAGCGCCCTCAGCTCCTGTGCTGGATTGCACGCCGTTCGCAAAAGCACCGCTAAACGTACCTCCAAAGGAAGGGTTGCCTCGTGCTGACCCAGATATACTACCCGTTATCTGTTGCATTTGATCCCCTACACTACCGAACGCACCACCGATGATTCCACGGCCTTCGTTGGTTATCGTGCAAGAGATAGCGCCGGTTGCGGCGGGGTCGGAGATAACTATTGTGCCAGTAGCGTAATCGATAGACTTGATAACGGAGTGCTCTGCGATACCGGTGCCAGCGACATAGTCATGCACGCCGAGGGCATACGTATCAGCGACGGGGATTGTTCCATACGCTCCGCCAGCATCGGCCGTCCATACTACTGAAAGGACAACGTCCGCTCCGACTAAATTAGGGACGCGATTTCCGTTCATAGGAGAAGCCGCATCTAAGACAACGGAGCCGTCACATAGTTGGAACTCAGAGCCGAGTGCGACAACACCAGGAAGACCGACAGGATGCGGTTTGATTGTGCCTATTGGTTCTATTATGTTGCGGACGCCAGCGGCTGCCATTTCCTGAATGTTCTCTACGCTCAAGTAATCCCCGCAGGCGGTGTACGACAAGTAAAGAGTCACCCCTTCATACGAGGCGTTCGTTACCGCGAATAATGTGTATATGTCGAATGCCGCTTCTGTGGAACGCTTTACGTCTTTGACTGAAAGAGCGTAATCAGTTCCTTCTACGAGCTGTGTCCCGGTCTTTCCTTCCCCTGTCCATACTTCAAACCCTGCTTGCTTAATCAGGTCGTGGCCTATTCTTGAAGCTGTATTATCACTTCGAACAACGGCTTCGTCTGTGATAGAATACCCTTCTGCTCGAAAATTATATCTCATAGGTTTTCTCCTTTACAGCACGTAATAGTAAACAGTTAGATTCCCGCTTGAGCCTGTGTTCACTGCACGGAAGCGCAAGCCGTCGGAAGGAACAAGCGCTGCTCCCCTCCCTTTGATCATATAAACACTCGGAACGAACGTTCCTGATTGATCTTTTCCGTCCACGTACAACCCGACAGGAGCGTCCAGACCAGAAGGGTGATACAAATAAACCAACAAAAAACCGGCAGGAAGGACATAAGAATTCCCCGGCGTGACAGTGACGCTAGTCCAGACGTTGTCATCCAAAGAACGTACAGAAGAAAAGATTCCTCCCGTAAACGAAGCCGCTCCATCCACAGTTAAGTCGTTCGCTATACGTAGATCAAAATCCAGTTTCAATGGAGCAGACCATCCGTCGCTCGTACTTATGAACGTAAGGACGCCTCCTCCTGCTGGAAGTTCGTACGTGACCCCTCCAATAATAAGGGTAGAAGCGTTTTCTGCCGCTTGCACGTCCATGTGAAGACGCCTTCCTTGCGGAAGCTGTCCTAGTACAGTCGTGACAATCCCTTCACCGGAACCGACAACACGAAGATGAAGGTCACTGTATCGAGCAGACACGTCAACTGCGGTAGTTGCTGTGATCTCGATATAATGAAGAACGATGGACGATGTTAACACGTCTCGCGTTAAATGGTTCCCGAATCCGCTTCCTTTTTCCAGCGGAATACCGTCTTCTGCGTCAAAGTTTTCAGCGCGTAAAAATCCCTTCGGGTGTTCCGAATAAAGTGGGGTAGGTATCATCGATCACTCCTTATGACTGACCATAGTTCTGTTATTTCTTCGGCGGCTGTTTTCGCTTCGTCGCCGAACTCTACTTCGCCAATCAACTCATCGTTGACCAGTGCGTACTTTGCTTTATTAAGCGGAACGCTTTCCATGCTCCACTGCTGTACGTAGCAATCCACGTGATCAAGCCACACTTCGCAGGACGGAGTTTCCCATTGAATGCGTATTTCCGAGATAGACGTAACGGAGTATCTGGTGAGCATGTACAATGCGCGATCTTCGCCAGAAACTTCTTCCGGCATAAAAAGCGAATAGTCAAACGCTCTGTTTATTTCTTCCCGAGCAATCGCTGTTTCGGGACCGGGCATAAACACATCATCGTTTCCTTCTTCGTCTGACTCAGAGGAGAAAGGAACATACGGAGCTTCTTCTTCTGAAATAGAGTGGAGGCGGTACGGGTTCTTCATGTGAATGGCATACGCTTCCCTACGAGTGTCCCGGATGAACATAACAAACTGAGTCCATTCTCCCGTGAACGTTAGTTCAGCGCTTACGGTATCGCCGTATTTATCGACTAACGTAAGAAGTACCTTCGCACCCGGCGTTCCTTTCATAAAGAAGCGAACTCTTTTTGGGAGGACGATAATAGGATCTACCGGGATGCTCACGTAACCCGAAGCCGTGGAGTTAAGCGTACACTTTGTGGAATACAGCCCGACCATGGAAGTAGCGTCATTCTCAAACGACACGCCGCTTGAACGCGCCAGATCCAAAGCGTCTTTATCTTCTCCAGCATACAGTCTGTTCCACACGAACACCGGCTGAAACGCCAATCGATATACCCCGAAGGGCAAGTTGTTCTGAACGGAAGAAACAGTGATCGTGCGGGAAGGATTCGCATGACGAGCGAAAATACCAGCAGCCATTCTTGCGCAGTCCGCATTCGTCGCGTAGTACTTCAGCTCGATTCGCTTACCGAACACCCCGTATCGGTCAGCCGAGGCTTCATCAACAAAGGTATCCACGTATTCCTGGTCTCCGGTTGTTTCGTTTTCTCTCCAGAAGTGCAAGGTGTTAAGCTGATCAGAATTGCTTACTTCACGCGTCGGGGACTGGAAGTCGTACCCTTCGTAGAATGTTTCAAGTACTTCTTCTCCTGTGTCTTCTATTACTAGTTCCTTGTCGACGTTGATTCTCCAACACAGCGTATCACTTTCGCTTGACCCGTTCGCGTACAAAATAAGGGAGGACAAGAAATCAAAAAGAGTCGTTCCGTCTATTTCAACTTCCGAGATGAGCACATCGTCAGGCAGGGCAATGTTGCCTTCTGAGATAACGATTCCAACCTCAGCGGCTTCTGTCGCAAAATGAAGGCAAGCGTCTTTGAGAGAAATGGAGGAGAGCGTGTCTGTCAAGATTACGTTCTTCAACCGTTCGGCAAGCCCCTTACACCTAATTTCTACCTTCCCATCCGTCCCTCTCTGTTCAGGGTTGCCTTCTATTTCAAACACGCCGACGGGGATTATCTCAGAGTAAACGACGATCAACATTCCGGTATACAGAGGAACATCGTGTCCCTCCCGAAGAAAGAAGGTAGCGGAAAGCTCGCCTCCTAACCTTTGTTTTTCATATGAAAGTTCAAGCAAGGCTCCGCGATTAGTTCCGTTAACAAGAACCGCTACAGTGTCTCCGTATTCTCCGAATACTTTTACGCTGATTTCTTTCATACGAAATACCTCGGGCGAAACCTGAACGTAAAATCTGCTGCGACGGCACACCTCACTTCCAGAGTGTTTACCCCTTGGAACAGATTGAAATACCCTGTCCCTGCTTCAAAGGTATTTTGTGCGTCTATTTCAGTTTCCGCTGTTACGTTCTCCAGCAAACAAGACCCTTCTTCTGAGTCGATTGTTAGAAGAAGAAAACCTTCAAGACCAAAGTCTGGCACCGTTAAGAATGCACTTCTTCCTTTTTCGATGTTCTGTATTTCTACAAACGAAACAGCAGTCGCCTGTTCTTCTACTTCAACAGTTACGACGAATGGCGTTTCGGTACACCCCTCGTTGTCAATAACCGCAGGAGTAGGAACACCAGCGGAAACTGACACAACGAGTTCTTTTTCTTCGTTTGTTTCCCAGAACGGAACAAGTTGATTAAGCGTTATCGTAGCTTCGCCAAGTCGGAGGTAGCTCCCATCATCCCAGGCTACAGATTGATCTGCAAAATCTATTCGCGTGCGCAGGTCGTTCGTTTCGTCTACGAGGTATTCTGCTCTTCGCAGCGCTGCGAACATTCCATTCAAGTACTCACGGGAGCTGTCGTTGTCCCCAAACACAAATTGTAAAACGATTGTTAGCTGTCTCATGTTGATCTTTGACGTTCCAATCTTAACGGAGCCGTCCCCATAAGAGCGAGGCACAATGTTTGAACTCTTGGAAATCATCACGTCGCCAATTGTCGTGCTGTTCTTTAACTCTGCAGAAACCGCCGCTGTGTTAAGCGGGAAAGAAGAACCGTCGTCAAGAGTTAACGAAAACTCGATCATCTGCGGACCCTCCTGGCTATTTGTCGTGAAACTTTATCCGCGAGAACGTCCAGGTTTACGTCTTTCGTAATAGTCGCTCCTGCGAACGAAACATTTATTTCTTGCCTGGAATAATTACCCGAACCCTCCGCGACCTGTTCTGACAAGTCCCGCGGAACAATAACCGTACCATCCGGCAGATGAACTATCTCGCCGCCTTCCTCGTTTATTTGCGCGAGACCTCCCGAGTGCGTTCCACCAGAAGCGTAGCTCGGAACGAATTCTTGTTCAGCAATCATCGCAGTCTGCACCGTCGCCATTGTCATAGTCGCTCCGGTCATTACTCCGGCAAAGATTGGACCAGCGGGAAAGCCTAACTGCGGAGCGACTGCCCACCAACCGGCGACAGACTGACCGGCATTCATCCAGACAGAAGCAATGCGCTGGAGCTTCTCTGACTCAAACTGCTTTTCAGCTATTTCGTTTTTCTTTTTCGCAGCTTCTTCTTCGATGCGTTCCTTTTCCGCCGCGTATTCTTCTTCCGTTATCAGCTCCCCGGCTCGTTTCTCCTCCAGCGCTTCCAGCTGTGCCGCGTATTCGTTTTCCGTCGCCGCTGTTTGGTTCGTGAAGTACTGAGAAACAATGTCTTGCGCTCCGCTGTATATGGAGCTAACTGCACTGGTCAGCGCTTTGGATAGACTCTTGACGGTGAGCTGTCCTTTCTTCATCGACTCTACATAGTCATCGAGCGCATATTGCGCTTCTTGCCACATGGTCACACCGTCGATTTCTTCCTGAACACGTGCAAGGTCTTTGGTAAGATCCGCAATAGCGAGCAACCGTACCTTTTCGTCTTCCTGGCTTTCAGCCTTGAAGTCTTCGAGCTTTTCTATCTGTGCCTTGAGTTCTTGTTCTCGAACCCTGCGCTCATCGATGACCTTGAATATGTCTCCCATCATCGCGTTATACGCGTCTCGGTTTGCGCGGTACTCTTCCCGTTCGGCTTCCGCGTTTTCTTCACGGATTTCCGCAAGTCGGGCGTACATTATCTCCAGCGCCTGCTGTCTCTTCTTCTCCTCAGCTGCCGTTGCTCCGCGAACCTTCTCGACTGATTCAATCTCTGCGACCAAGCGCTGTTCCGAGGAAAGGGTGTCTTCCAGCGTCTTGTTGACGCTCTCCATGGCCGTTGAGTACTTCTCTGCCTCGCTCGCGTCCATGGCCTCTTTATTTTTTCGCGCAATGAGCGTGTCAATTTCCGTGATTTTCTTGCCTATCTTTATGATCTCGTCCGCGTACTTTGCCCGGGACTGTGCCGCTACGAGTTCTGCACGAGCGGCCTTCAGCTGGGATACGCCGAATGCGTCCAGCTGGCCTGCGTACTTTCCGACTACTTCCGACGCTGTGCGCATTCTGTTCGTATTTTCTTTTGTCGCTTCTGCAGAGGCTTTCGTTGCTCTGGCTTCTTTTACCTTTGAAGCGATAAGAGCACCGGTCGCCGCCACGACACCGACCGCCGCCGCGATACCGACCCAGAGTAACGGGTTCCCTACTGCCATCGCCGCATTGACGGCCATCTGTGCGCCGAACAGTCCCCACTTCGCGGCCGCGACAATGGCTGTGCGAATAGCGAGGCCAGTGAAGACGGCTATGAGCGCTGTCGCGCCTACTCCTAGTACCGTCTTCATAACGGTTCCGGCGTTCGCGACAACGGAGGCAAGAGAGGTGATACCGTCAACGACAAGGAGTACCATAGGGGCGAGGGCGGATCCGATGGTCTCGCTCGCGTCTCCCATGGTCTGATTCATGTTGTCCATTGCGATCTTGGTCTTTCCGACCTGACCTACATACGCGCCGTACTCGTTCATCATATACTCGACCGCCGCTCCGTTCGCGAGTTGCTCTGCGGTCATTCCCCGGATTGCCGGGACTGATTCCCCGAGTTCTCCTGCGAGACCCGAGTACGTCTTGTTCAGCTGCTGGTATACCGCGTTGACATCCTTCCCGGTTACGGAGGCGAATGCTGTTGATGCGTTTATCAGATCAAAGGTCTGCTGTACGTTCTTTCCCTGCGCAATTGATTCAGCGGCCATCTGTTCAATGACGTTATTGGACACTCCGGTAAGCGTCCCGAGGCGGGAACCGAACTCTACAATCATATCCATAGATCCTTCGAGTCCCTTGAACTCGAGAGCCTTTCTGAGCCGGTCAGTTGCAAGTTCGGCCTCTGCCCAGTCATTCATGGAACCCATGACGCCGGACACGGCAGCCTTGAGCGTCGCCATGGTTCCGGCGGTCGCTACGAGGGAACCGAGTTTATCCTCGAGGGAAACAGCGGCCTTCCCGGCGTTATCGCTGCTTTTCGCTGTTTCATCGAGGTCTTTGCCCGCATTCGATATTTGATCTCCAGCCGATGCCATTGAGGAAGACATGGTATCACCGGCACGACTGGCCGCGTTTGCCGCTTGGTCGAATCCGTTAACGAATTCCTGGTAGTCGAGGCTTAATTGTCCCTGTGCCGATCCTGCGTCAAGTCCTGCCATTCAGTTTCTGCCTTTTCAGTCTGGTGAACACCGTGTCTTTGCGTTCTCCGCGCAACCGATCAAATATAGTGCCGCTCTGCTTGTCCTCTTTCGTCCGCTTCCGTTCCGCTTCCAGCGAGCGCATCCACGCAACGAACGTTTCCTTCTTGCACCCTGCAGCCCGGACGGCCTGTGCTACGTCGAGCATCAGGTCTATCCGGTCTTTGCGCTTCCGCTCTATCACCGCGTCGATGTACTCGCCGGGATCCGGATAGGCGCTAAGCGCTTTCGCTTCCAGCAGGGACAACCCGGTGTGTCGGGTCATCTCTGCCAGAAAGGAAAGCTCTAAGACTTTTTTCTTACGCCCAGAAGCTCGTCAATGATGTGCTTCTTTACCTCGGCGATGGTTGTTCCGTCAAAGTTGTCGCTCCAATATTCCGGTTCCGTGCTGTAGATCGAGGCAAGCTGTCCAGAGTAGTGCTCCGCCATCTGAACGTAGATCTCGGATCCTTTGTCCTTGTGCGCTTTGTCGAAGGTATTGTCCTCCGCGATGAGCCTGTCCAGCAGAGCGGCTGCTTGTTTTGCGTTCAGCGGCGGCACGGAAAGCGTCCGTTCCTTTCCGTCCATCTGCACGAGTTCAACCTTCAAATCTATTTGACGAGCTGTGAACTTCATTTTCTGTTATCTCCTTACGCAAGGTCGTTCGTTACTCTGCGAGAAGCAACGACCGCATTCTGGTTTTCCGCCGTGTCTTCAACAACACCGGCGCTCATCGAGAACAGCACCTCGTCCCCAGCGGTGAATGTCGCATCCGAGAAGGTGAGTGTGAGCACATTATCCACGATAGCCAATGCCGTTGGGGCAACGAACGCTCCGTCTACCGATGCGATGATCTTGTCTTCGGTTGTATCTTCGTCCACCTCGGTGACTGGCTTGTCGAACGTCACAGTCAGGGTAGTGGCGTCTTCCACTTCCACACTGGTTACTACAGGCGCGGCAACGTCCGGCCATGTGATTGCAGGAACGTCGGAATCTTCCGGGTCTCCCCAGTATCCGTATGCGCCTCGATGCGTTTCTGATTCTCCTGCCTCGAACGGATGGAAGAACACATAGATCTCGAACGGGAGGGCTCGTTGTACGTCTGCTCCCCAGTTTATGATGTTTCCGGTGAGGTTGAAGATTGCTTCGTAGAAGCAGAGCTGGTCCTCCGGCTCTTCGGAGGGAAGCCCATCAGCGGAACACGCCGCGATCTTGAGGCCGCCTACTTCGTTCTCCCTCATCGACTGATACACGGAACGTCCAATGACTCCGAAGTCATCGTCTGCACTTGCGTGCCCGGCGGTGATTCCCGCCTGCAGAAGCGCAAGCGTCTTCGTCTTCACCTCGCCGAGCGTTCCGGAAATCATTACGACCTGACCAGTGCGAACCTTGTCAGCGGCCTTCGTTCCATCCTGCTGGTAGATGATGTCCTTGATGTCCTGGTCCAGCTTCATTGTGGTCTCTGCGGTTGTCTTTCCGAGGTCGTACCCCTTGAATCCGAGCTTGACCACGCCGAGAGGACCATCCACGAGCTTGGAGCTTCCGCCCCCTATAATTCCTCCAAACATATACGACCTCCTATTTGATCGTTACGATGAAATTCACCGAGTGCAGTTGTTTCCCGTTCTCATCTGTTCCGATGTACGTCGGGGTCTGCATCGGCAATATCCGCCATGCCTTTACTGCCGGATACGTGACGCCGTCGATGGTCACCTCCGGAAGTGTTATATGAAACTGCCACCTGAGCAGTTCGTATACTGAATCAAGCGCGGACTTCCCCGCGCGTTTGTCAAAGAACCGGGACAAGCACTGAACCATGTGATCCTCCCGCGGGAGGTCGTGATCTGGTGTGCCTCCGGTGCCCCGGATGAGGGTGCATTCTTCCGGACTCACTTCGGTAAAGTCGTCATAGGCCAAGACAAGGTCAGGAAGCTTCGATTCAATGAATGCGGCTAGGTTGTAGATCACTTGGCCCTCTCTTTGAGAATCTCTGCGATTCCCTCCATGGCAAGCAGACCGTCAGCTGCAAGATGCTTCTCGATCCATTTCGCCCCGGCGCTTCCGTCTTGTGTTGTGTACGGACCCCAGCCGCCCTGCCATTCGTGCATCTTCGCCGCGTAGGACGTGTTGTAGATGATCGTGATGGTGCCCTCTGGTCCGGCGTAACTGGTGGCAGGCGTAGCCTCTCCCTCCGGAGGTGCGACGCCAATGAGCTTCTTCCCGACGAACGCGGAACCGGAACCTCTCAATGTTCCGAACCGTATCGGCGGTTTCAACGGTTCGTTCGGGGATCCGGTGTTCATCCAGGTGAGCATCTGGATAGCTACCTGGGCGAGCGCGAACTGTATGTCTTCAACACGCTTGGCCTTGAGCTTGTTCAGCTGTGTTCGCATTCCGGCAGTATCAAACGTAAAAGACAGGCTCATGTTGACGCCTCCATGTGAGGAATCCCTCTTGCGTATTCTGCGCTTTGCACTTTCGCAGCTACACCGACAACGGAAAACGCGCCTCTTGTCAACGGCTTAATGTAGTACCCTTCTTTTACGTCTGTCCCTCTAGGCAGGTAGTACAGGTTCTCCCTTCTCCAAGGTGTTCCGTCTGCCTTGTACATGAGCCGTTCGCTTTCTTCCCAGAAGCAACGAGTTACGAATGGGGTTCCTTTTGTTTCAAACCCAGTCTTAGCGTTCTTTGTCGCAGGAGTTATTTCAGCGGTATCCGGAAACATCATGCCGCGCCTCCCTTCATGCCCATGCCGCCCATCTTGATAGCCCACTCGAACGTCACGTGCAAGGTGTGCAAGCAGTTCGGGTGGAACGGTGGAGAGTCTGTAAGTGGCGGATAGTCGGGGTGTGTGCCCGAAACTGAATACACCTGCCCCTCGTGTTCTTGACACATCGGGGTGGTAGTGTTGTGGTTTGATACGATAACGAGGTCAGAGCCGACGTTTTCTGCTACGTCGAGTGTCGCGAGCGACTGGACTTCATGGAATTTCGTTCGCGCTACCATCTCGGCATAGTTGTCCGGCTTAAAATGTCTGCCGTTAACCTCGACAAGCTTCCCGTCCCGAACCGTGTCATACCAGGCCTTTGTTTCAGGCCGCTTTTCTATGAGTATCTCGGTGAATTCGCGAATATCTCCACGCTGGTATGCTTTGCCAACAGCGGAATCAATGACTGATTCATCCAGGAGGGTCTGCTGTGTCGCCCGGGTGAGCCGTTTCACTATTGCCTTGCCGTCATTGAGCGCCTTCGCCATATCGGCAACGGCGTCGCGTCCGAGCTTCGCGGTGATGGCCGCAGTGCTTTTCTGTGCCTCGATGCTTGCGACGATGTCTGCCGCCTTGTAGACCATCTGCTCGGCCTTGGCCATTGTTTCTACTGCGTCGGCTATCTGCTTGGCGTATTCCGATGGGAGCACAGACCGGGTCCACTTCTGGAGCGCTGCCTGCATGATGCCGTACTCCCGATCGATGGTGTAGGTGACTTGTGTCCAGTATGCCGCGCTCGACTTCGGGTGCCGCGTTACCTCGTCGACCAGGGCAGTGATGCGCCGGGCCGATCGTTCGATCACGCTCTTGTAGGCTCCAAAGGATGAGGTAAAGGATTTCTGGAAGGACGAGTCATTCTTCACGTTATGAGTTCTCCCCGAGATCGATCATGGTTCCGCCGGCGGAATACGCGCCGGCCCGTTTAAGCGCCGCGAGCACCCGCTCCGGCTTTGTCAGTGTCCCGTATGATTCGCTCCACTTCGATGCTGAGACGCTTGTGACTCCACCGGCAATGTTGGCGGCCCGCTGTTCGTATTCCAGGTAGTTGTTGTGCAGGAAGTAGGCCGCCTCCATCTGTGCGATGCGTACATCCTGGCTATCCGTTGCCGGGGACAGGCTGAACGCTCCGTCATGAAGGAGCCAGTAGAAGGCCGTGACCAACAGGGTTTCTTTCTCTGTGTTGCCCAATGTCGCCCAGAACGAGGCTCCGAGGCGTGTAGTAAAGTAGGCGTCTGCCTGTTCGAGTGTTACCCATGTATCAGTTCCGACCGTCATCTGGCTCCTCCTTGATTACGAGAACGACAGCTGAGCGCACTGCTCATCGTCGGCTACGGATGCACCGAACGCAGTCCAATAGGTCCGCAGTTCGTTCAGACTCTCAATCTCCTGCTTGGACAGTCCCAGCTCGCGGAGGTATACCGCGTTCTGAATCTTGTGGCCGGGGAGAACGAGAACGCCCTTGTTTGCGGTGATGTTGGAGTTGAAGGTGTACCGTACTTCGATCGGCCAGTTGACCATCGAGCCTTTTCCACCGGCGATGACGATGTCGCTCTGGCCGGTTTTCAGGGCCGCATTGATGCGAGCCTTGTACTGCGGGGAGATGTACAGGATCATCGGGGCATTGGCGGTATCGCCGTACCCCTTGTTCTTGCACGCGTTCCCAATCGTGTACGCGCCCTGGTTCAGGGTGGCGATGTCGCGATCGATCTGCTTGTCGGTCTCTGCACCCTGCCAGGCAACGGTGTTCTGCGCTGCGGCCGCATTGAGCAGTCCGTAGTGAGCGTCTCCCCAGACTCCGTAGAGCTTCGCACGGGTGATGTCGAGGCGTTCCACGAATGCGTAGAGTTTGTTGCCCTCGATGATTTCCCAGGTGATTCCAACCCCGGCTCCGTACTTCTCGACGGATACGGTGACCTTGTCTCCGAGGAACTGGCCGAACTCGACCTTTCCGCCCTCGGGGATCTTCTTGAACGTGATCGCCTGTTCAACGTCCGCGATCTCCCAGGACAGCTGTCCCTTTCGCAGAGGAACGCCCTTGAAGGAGTCCTGCCACGCGAGGTCGAAGTTGTCGACCTTCGGGGTGACGTCGAATACGTCCTTGGTGAGCGTCGGCAGGTCAGATGATCCTGCGAACGCCTGGATGGAAACAAGTCCGCCCTCGTTCACGTCGGCAACGCCATGGACGAACGCCTGGATAGATTTCCGGATGTACGCGTCCTGCTGTTCGACGTTGAGGGGAACCTTGAACTTGTTGTACGTCTCACCGGGGTTGCTCCGCCGGTGACATACGACGTCGAACACACGTTCGGCGTCAAACTTCATTACTCTGATACCCATAGGTGTACTCCTTTGCCTTAGTCGTCAACCGCTACGATGATCCACTTCGAGGTGGCGGAATCGTATTTGAGCGTGTCGTTGTTGGTGACGCCTTCGACGTTCACGTCCGCGAGATCAGCAAGGGCAAGATCCCCAAGGTCGGTGATCTGCGCCTTTTCGATTTCGAGGTTCTCAATGTCGGTGATCTGCGACAGGGTGATGGTTTCGCCCGCGGCGATGCCCATTGCACCGTCAAACTCTGCGATAACCTCGGTGTCGGCGGCCAGTGCGGCCTTCTTCGCGTATCCGATAGCGGGGTCGCTACCGGTCTTCGAGGCTTTCCCCTCTGCGATGTTGTACCGGACGATTTCGCCCGGAGCAAACGCGAGGGTGTCGGCGGCCACCTTGGACACGGAGACCTTTTCGGCCTTAACAACTACGGTGCCGGCCGCATTTGCGGCGATATCGGCAAATCCAACGAACCCGTTCAGGGATCCGCCGAGGGTAGAAGCGGCAACGAATACGCCCTTTTTGATTTCGGCGCTCGGCGCGAACTCTACCTCGGAATAATTACGGGAAAGAAGCTTAATACTCATGCTTATCCTCCAATGGTTTCTTTGAGCGCGGCATCAACCGGATCCTCTCCGCCTGTGTCGGTTGTCTTCACGCCCGGGGTGGCCTGTGCGGCATCATCGACACCGAACAGCTTGGCATGCTCCGCGTACTCCTTCGCCTCCGCGTCGAGGTACGCTTTCAGCGATTCATCGTCCACCTTCTCGAGCTTGGACGGATCGAATCGCTTGAGATAAAAGGCCTTCTGCTTCTCCGTTGCGCCTTCCGGGATGAGCTTCTCAAAGCGTCCCTTCGCGCCCGCGTTCTCATTCGCGCGGATAGCTTCGGCTGATTTCTTTTTGAGGTCTTCGACTTCAGTAGTGAGCGTCTCTGCTTTTTTCTTTGCCGTGTCTCCCTCGGCAAGAATCGGCGCGAATACGCGATCATTCCTGAGATCGTCGATACTGAACAGCTGGTTCGGGAACACGTTGCGCTCCCGAATAAAGTCCTTTACTTCCTGAAAAGTAGGCATAGATGGTTCTCCCTCTCCGGGTTTCCCGGGGTTTGTATTTTCGTCCGGGGCACTGCCCGGTTCGAAGCACTGTAATGTCGCGAGGCGCTGGGCACCCGCAAATGCCGGACTATCGACGCGAGAGGAGGATAGAGCCAAGCCCGTCACCTTCGATACGTCGCCGACTATGTCGCCCTGTGCATCCACGTCCGCCTCAATGGAGCAGACGTCCAGATCCGGTCGGTCTTCCGGCATGAGCGCTACTGCGATCGCCTGGAGCTTGTCCCCAACGGTGCGAGTGAACGATCCAACGATCTCCCCGAGCGGCTTCCGTCCCTCGTGGGAGTTGTCCTTATTGTGCCGCTCGAAGAGCTTCACGCCTGACCCTGCGGCTTCTGCAAGACGGCGGATTACTGCACGAGGCCAGCGGAGGACGGCGTTACCGGATCCCACTACGCGAGGCCGGGAAACTCCCTCCTCGCCGATGCAGTAGACTGCGGCGTTCTTGCCGCGCACCTTCTCGCGTACGGATTCGGGAAGGCTCGCGAGAACCTCCTCGGGACTGATCTTGGCGTTACTCGCCTGTATTTCCAGTAGCATCCTGTCCTCCTTGTGGGACTGCCCCGGCCGGCGGAAGTTCGCCGGACTTTTCGAGGTCGTCGATGATGTCCTGTATGTCGGCCTTAGTCTGGTCGGCCAGCGCCTTCTTTGTTTCCAGCGGATCGATGCCAGGGATCTGTGCCCGGTAGTCGTCGGCGCTGATGATCTTGTCGGAGTAGGCGAGGGACAGCGCCCGCACCATAGACTCGAACTTGCCGTAATCAACCGACGGTATCGAGACGGTGAAATTCCTGTTGACTGCCTGTATGTCCGTTCCGCCGGAATCGATATACAAAGCCTGCGCCTTCACGATCAGCTCGTACATCCCCTCGGATATTAGGACGCGCTCGCGGCTCGTTCCGTTCGATATGGTCTGATACAGGTCGTCAGCAGTTGCCCGGTTACTCATGAGGTCGGTGTGCCCGAGCCAGTGAACCGGCACCGCGGTTGTCGCCGAGATGGTCTTTGCGGCCGATCCGAGTTCTTTCTGCAGGTTGTCGCTCGCTCCGGTGCCCGGGGTAATGAACGACAGGACAGCCTTCCCGACGAATCCCTGCCCGACCTTCCAACCGCTCTTCTTGAGGTTGGCGATGAGCGCATCAGTTTCCCCGTCGGACTCGGTCTTCCATGCCGGGGTTATTCGGGCGCCGTAGTAGTTCGACCGCCTCAGATCCTTGAGCGCCCGGTCGTATGTCTCACACTCGGTGAGAATGAGTCCGGTTCTCGTGGTTGTTTCTTCACTGTCAGTACCGTCGCCGCCGGTCTTGATGAGCACGGACTTGTCAGCGGGGAGCGTGGCCTCATCAGGGCGTTGTATCTTCCCGTTCGCCACCTTACACCCGAGCACGTCCAGAGCGGGGTAGGTACCGGCCTGTCTCTTGAGGAGCAGTGCAACACGTCCGGACATTTCGGCGGCCATGCAGAGCGAGAAGAACTTGGAGCCGGACAGCCTGGTCTCTTTGAGGAACGTCTTGACCCACTGAGCAAAGGCTTCATCGCCCGTTGATATGGATATTCCTTCCCCGGCAATGAACGCCACCCTGGTGTCTACGATGGTGCGGACTTGTGAGTTTCCCCACTCGGCCTTGCCGTTGTACTTTCGGTAGGTCTCTGCCACCTGGGAGGAATAGGAGCGGTATGAGTTCTCAGTGCCGGGCACACCAGACGAAACGGGAGACCAGGTCAGACCGTCGACTACGTCTACGTCTCCGCGGTATCCCTCTGTGGCTTGTATTTTCTTCCTGCCTAATATGCCCATACTCGCGTCTCCCTAAAAGCTCGGAAGGACCCCGACGGTCCCGTTGCTTGTGCTGCCGCTTGATGCGTGGTTGAACAACCCGGCGGCCGCGTCTCCCTGGTCGTCGTGTCCGTAATCGCTCGGGTTGTCCGTGAGGGCCTCGAGCTCTGATATGAATGCGTCGTTCCATGCCCCCCGTACGAGCCGGACATTCCCAGCCCTGACGTGTGTCGCGAACGGTTTCCATCTAGTGAACTTGTCCGCACGAGCCGCCACGGGGACAACCGAGTATCCGGCCAGTGCGCGGATGTAGTCGGCTATCTCGGCAACTCCTGCCTGCCCCGGATCCTGCTCCAGAACTATCTCGGCTGACCGGCTATCCTGCTCGGCGGCCTTCTTGACCGCCTCCTTAACCTCATAGGGTCCGGCGCGGAACCTGATCACATCGGTGACATAGAAGAATCCGTCGAGACCGAACCCGCCCTTGACTCCGACGGTGTAGTCCGGATCCGGACGCTTCTCGGTCTGCTCGCTCGCGGCACGGTCCCAGTACCGGAACGTCTGCTTGAGGACCATTGTCCCCGGCTCCACGATCGTGAAGTCTTTGCGGCGGAACAGGTCGCCTGCCTTCGGTCGGGCGTTCCAGTTTCCGTAGAGGAGCCGCTGCTGTTCGTACTCAGGAAGGGCGAGAAGGTTGGCGCGGTACTCGGGATTCGCTTCGAGTAGTGCCCGGTTGTGCTCGAGCAGGGCCGGGATGAAGGTGACGCTCTTGGGCATGATCTCGTCCGGGGCGTAGGTCCCGGTGAATCTCTCAATGAGTTCTTCCCGGGAGTCGCCCCAGTGAATCTCGTTCTTGAGGCGGACCATCCAGCGAATGGCCCCGGATCGCTCCTGAATAGGGAAGCCCGACTCGTCGTCGATCCACCAGGCGAGGAATCGCCGGAGGAATGAGTCAGGGTCGGGGTTACAGGTAGCGCGGACATAGGGGACAACACCGCACATAGAGCGGTTGCGGGAAAGCATGTAGAAGAACTGGTGCTCGGTGAAGTGCTGGAGCTCGTCAAAGCATACGAGCGGTATCTGCGATCCATCCCAGGAACGAACAGTCTCGTCGTACTGCAGGTGATGGAATTCTATCTTGGTAGAGGAGGGAAACCGGACGCGGTACGGGTTCTCGATGAAATCGGCGCTGAGCGGCGCATACAGACCGCGGGCCGTATCCCACAGCCCGCCCTCGGTCGTAATCTGCGGCATGGTACGGCGGAACACTACCGCGCCGAATCCCTGGACGTGGGAATGGCGCAACGGCTCCATGAGGAGGGCGAAGGTCTTACCGCATCCGGCCGCGCCGCCGAATATGGCGATGTCTGCAGAGGAGGCGAGGAAGTCTTCCTGTGGGCCGATCTGGGGGCGAAGCTCTGTCATGAGCGCCCCCGGTTGTTCTCGGGAAGGTAAACGTGTACGGCTTCCGGCTTTTCAGTCTCGACCTTTCGGGTGTCTTCCCAGCCCCGGTTCTTGAGGGCGAAGATGGCTCCGGTACAGGCGGCACTGGTGAGGCGCCCCTCGTAGAACGCCTCGATTGTGAGCATCGCGATCTTTATGGGTTCGGAAATGGGATTACCCGCATTGGCGTTTTCCCATAGGGACGTGCGGGATGAATATCCCAGCGCCAGCGCCAGTCCACAGAACGTCATCTTCATGCCGGTTGCCGCAAGCTCCTGGAAGTACTCCACGATCCGGTCTACCACGGCGTCTACATCGTTCGGGTCATTGATCGGCGGGCGGCCTACGCCACGGAACACAGAGCCGTCGATGGTCTTCTTTCCGGCCCCGGCCGCCTTCTTCCCCTTCGCGGCGGTCTTCTTCGCCGGTGCCTTCTTTGCAGGGGCGGCTTTCTTGGTTACGGTCTTCTTGGCGGGGGTCTTCTTGGGTGATGGCTTCTTTGCGGTATTGGTTGCCCCGGACTTCGGGGAGGTTGTCTTCTTGGTTGTGGAGGATGGTGCACGTTTGGACGTGGCGGTAGCTTTCTTTGCGTTTGACGCAGCTTTCTTCTGCGGGGAGGTTGTTTTTTTCTTCTCAGACAGTGAAGCCATGCGGGTACCTTACGGTGCGCATGGGCTTACGTGAGTGATCGGCGGGAAGCTGGTACGGTTCTGGGTGGTGGCCGTGGCGTATCAGCTATACTGATCGTACCACGGCGAATTCAGTTTTACAATAGCAAATTTAAGAAATCGTCAAAAACCAATCTCCGGGAGTGGATCATGTTTGACATCGCCGTTTGCAAGCAGTGTGTGAATCTGTCCGTTTGCAATTATGGTTTTACCGTCGGGAGAATAAGAGCGGAAAATCTTCCGGTTCGCCTTCCTTTTCAGTTTGAGGTAAAGCTCATCAATGCGGCGGCAGGCTCTTGCGCGCCTCACTACGCTTGGGAAGAGGATTATCTTCGCTTCGTCTGATAACCCCTGCAATCCGTCGGGTACATCATCTCGACATTTATTCACAGGGAAGCCGCCTGCATTAGGCATGCTCAGATTGGCAAATTCAACGGTGCTCACCTTCTCCTCGATCACCTGCATCTGCTCCGCCAGCACCCGGCATATATCACGGCTCTCCGTATCGTTCGCCTCGTCGTCTCGCCCCTTTTCCCAGACACTCTTCATCCGGTCCCACGCCTCCGCCTTCTGTTCAGTTGTTAACATCACCATCTCCTGTTTTTTTCGTAATCCATTGAGGATCTCTGTCTTCAGAATAATCTTTTTGACGTATTCCGCTGTGAATATATCGGATCTCTGGCGTTGCATTTTTACACAATCTTCGATGCTCGCGTCTTCTGTAATCATCAGTTCCAGACAGGTCGCGCCCGCAATATTGACATTTCATCATTCTCTCTCCGGGATAGGCTCCCATTGGCCGTCAGGTTGAAGCAGTTGTTATACGTCTTTTTCTATTATTCAACACTGAGTTGTATCGCTCTGAAACATATTCATCACGACCTACACACCCATACCCGTTAGGCTCCCCGTTTTCGTCAACGCCTTCGCAAGCCCTACACTTCTTCTTTTTGCAGTATCTTTCGCCATGTTTATCTTCGTCAAAGTCTTTCATAATTTCACTGTCTTTCATCTCTCCTCCTGCACTGAGTCCAGAATCGATTTATTGATTCTGGCGAAAGTATCCGTATAACATTGTCTATCAGGAACAACCTAATACACTGTCCCTTCAAGCGTCGGATCCCCGGCATCGAGCGCCATTTCCCGTGTGACGTACCGGGGTTCATCCCGCTCCGGATCCTTACAGACATGAGTGCTGTACACTCCGTCGCCTTCAAATGCGGGTACCTCTTTCATACCGCCGCAGATTTCGCATTTTATCCACATGCTCATGTGTATCCTCCTCTCAGAATAAAGATTGCTGTCCGTCTGAATCACGTTCCGGTGCTTGAGCAAGCAGCTTGATTGATTTCATCTTGAAGTTTGTACCGAACAATTCGGCAGCTTCCTCAATGTCCATCTCTTCCGCGGCCTCTGACGGTGTTTTAATCCATCCGTTAAGTCGGCCGGCTTCAATGTTCAGTTTTTTCATAAACAGCTTATTGCATCGGATATGAATTGTCCCTTTCTTGTAAGCTCTCACGTCCATGAAAAGAGTACCATCAGACAGTACAAACTCGTTTAACTCTCCCGGACCCCACTCGATATCCATACTGTTCGTGACAATATCGAATCCAAGGTTCTTACCGATGGTACAGATGTCGTTAAGAAGCGTGTGAACTTTTTCGCTTAACCCGTTTGGATACTCATAGCTCCTCCAGCTCTCCGGAGTAAAACAGCTCCAGCGGTTGAGTACGAGACGGTAATCCAACGTATAGTGAGATTCTTCTTTACGATTGAATCTCCAGTTGTCGTCTATGATCCGCTTGTTTGATTTGTAGTTCCGGACATTGTCCTGATCGGCAAGCTCCAGGTACACTTCTTTAAGTTGGTCGTCAAAGTACTGGTTCGCATTTTTCACGGCCCAGATAACCACGGCATACGCATTGTCGGCGGTGTAGTCAACCGAAGTGTGTCGGGTGAGTTTCTCAAGGAGACTCTCACGGCTCTTTGACGTGAGGCGATTTGTAATAGAATCAAGATTTGAAAATAGTTCTTGCCAGTACAGATTTTTGAGTCCTTTGATTTTCATCTTCAAGCCCTCACGGACTGTCTTGAGATCGATGCCGAGTTCTCTAAACAGCCCGGGATCGAACTTCTCAAGTGTTTTGTATGTATCCAAAAGCTCTCCAAAGTCTCTCACATACAGTTCCTCGAGTCTTTCGATTATGTTCTGGCCAACGACAAGATCGTGAAGTTGTTGTGCCCTAGTTCCTTTCTCCTCATATTCGGGCACCTGTTTATCATCTGCTCTTATCCGGAAGTTCTGACTGAACCAAAGATCGAACGGGTCCTCGTTACAACCGTCCAGACCTGCGTCCCATCTGTTACGTGGTCTAAGGTCTACCTTGACGATCTCTACCTGTGCTCGTGCCTGGCGAAACTCAGAATCATCAAAACTGAATTGCCCGAAGGATTTCACATCTCGCTCTGTCCTTTGCTTGATGGCGGTAACAATCTCTTCATTATCGCGCCAGCGTTTTGGTACAACCAGATAGATGTACCTGGCATTTGCCTCTGCAATAATACGCTGCATCCAGAAATCATATTGCCTGTACGGGGGATTACAGAAAATTACATCAACCTCTTTATCGATGAGCGTCTGTTGGTGGAAATCTGTTCCAATCACAAATATGTCAGATGGAAGCGCTTCTATCAGAACTCGGGATTTCTCAATCGCGTACTTCTTCATGTGTGTGTATTCGTTGAGCTTTAAGAGTTCTTCCAGGATGTATAATGCGCTTCCGTTGCCTGCACCGATATCAAGAACAGAGAACTCACGTTGACCGGTGAGTTCAAAACCAATATCTTTTGCAACTACTGAAAGAATTTCCCTTGTTGTCGGGTACCATTCATAGTCCTGCTCTGCCTCTTTGACTCTTGTAAGCAGTTCGTTCGTGCTATTCATCTTTCAATCCTTTCTCATACGCTGTTTGCAAATCGTATGCGTACATCTGTGCGATTTTGTTGATTACCTTCTCCGGTACGCTCCGCTGACAATCAACTGCGGCGCCGTCAGCCAGCTCCTCGGGGGACAGCATCTCTAATCCCGGCGGTACGGGATGAATTAAGCACCGGCACTGTCCTACAGGGCTGCCCTTCTTTATCTCATCGAGATCGAACAGCTGCCCCGGATACTGGGCGGCATGGTCTTCCTTCGGCCCGACCGCGTCTTGTTCTGGGAGAATCCCTAGCGCTTCCCGCGCCCTGACAAGCTCGTCCCGTAGGTGCTCTACGTTGTATTCGAGCGGTCGGCCTGCGTCGATGTCTGCGTCGACCCCGGTGGCAACCTCCTCAAGAGCAAGGAGGCGGGCATAGAGCCGGTTCCGTTCTTCCTCCGCATTGAGCCGCCGCGCTATCTGTTCGTCCAGCGTGTCCAGCTCGGCCTTGATGCTGTATTCCGGAGCAGTGAGCACCTCGATCGGTATCCCGGCGCAGGCGTTGACACAAGCGACTATGCGGCGGGCGTTGGCCTCGCCCGGATTTCCCATTGTGGCAAGATGAGAAACCGTTTCAGAGTGTAGCCGCCATTGCCGATCAACGCCTTCGATCGTGTGCCACGGTTCCGCCGTGTGCTTCGTTTCGTTCACCCTTTCCTCCTGACGTTTTTGAGCGGAAATTCCGCCTCGAGAAGTTCGAGAACCTTGTCCCGAGCCTCTTCACTTTTCGCCTTGATCTGGATGCTGTTACCGGTGTGGTATACCTCAAGCTCTTTTGATGCCTTCCGCGTCCCGACGAACCCGGCCTTCCTCGCCCTCGCATGGATCTGTCCGGCCGTGAGTTTCTTCGCACCTTCGCCGAGATATCCGGCCATCTTTTCCGCATACTTCGCGGCGCCGTACTGGTTCGCTACCCATGCGGCACTCCGGCCTATCCGTTGCGCGATCCCGGCATTCGTCAGCCCCGGATTCTCTTTCTTGAGCCGGTTGAAAACCTCGACGAGCTCCCACGCCGCCATCTGTTTCCGGTGCGTGTTCTCCACAAGCTGGATATACAGCCGGTTGTCGTCGGTGATGTCGTCACGGATCACGCAGGGTATGAACAGCTCGCCGTACAGCTTCATTGCCGCGTATCTCCGATGTCCGGACACAATCTCGTACTTGTTCCCGACGGGGCGTACCAGGATCGGCTGCAGCATGTCGAACTGCTCGATGCTTGCCTGGAGGTCACCGAGCTCTGTTTCGAGTTCTTCCCGGATGTTGTCTTTCTTGTAGATCAGGCCTACCGGTATGTGTTTGAACGTCATTGACATGGTTCCGCCTCCTTTTTCTTCCCAGCACACACAAACGCAGACTGCCAGGACTTCCACCAGTGGCGGGCCTCTTTCTCCATTCGCTCATCGTCGTACCCGGGAGGACGGCCGGAGAACCGGTGCGCTATCAGCCAAGCATCAATGGCGACTTCTTTGCCGGGGTCTTTGGCCTTCTCGATCTCTGTCAGCCAGAGAAACGCGACAATCCCGGCACCAAGGGCCATCCCGACGATGAAAAGTATCACCACGTCTAACATGCTTATCATGAGCGGCCTCCCGGTTTTCCGGCGTTTGCCTTCTGTGCCAATGTCCGGAGAATCTCGCTCACGTCGTATACCGGTTCTCGTCCCGCCTTCCAGGACTCATGCCACTTTCGGTATTCTTCCGGGGTCCCGTCCGAAGGCCCTGCGTATTTGCATTCCGGACACACTCCAGTTGACGTGCTCGTTGTTCCGCATACCGGGCACTTCCTGGACAACCCCGGCTCAAGGAGCGTGTCTATCCTGAGGGCCTTTATCCCGTCCTTGAGAGCCTTCACGTCTGGCCTCCAGGTTGCGGGGTTGTTCGAGATGATGTACGTGAACAGACGCGAATAGTCTGACGGCTTGATGTACGCGAGTTCCTCTGCGTAGAGGTCCTTCACGAAGTCGTTCGGGAATCCGCCGTAATATCGCGCTATTCCGGCCATGAATTCGGCAATGTCCTTGATTTGCATATCAGCCCTCCCTCTGCATCAGTGCGTTGTACTTTGTGAAGTCCTCGACTCCGCTTGGTATGTTCGGAGTCGGCGCAATCATGTATTTGTCAGCGGCCTTGAGGAAGTTCGGCAGGCTCTTGTACAGGAACTTGGCCTCGGTGCCGTATTTCGCAGGATCGGCTGCGACCGGAGCGTAGTTCTCGATTGCCATACAGAGGCCATCGACCCCGTGCGCGGAAAGCATCGTCAGGAACTTCTCTCGCTCGTCTGTGAACAGGTTCATGAATAGGCGAGGGAAGACAGGGAGTCCTGGGTATTCGTTCCACTTCCTGCGGACAGCCTCCCATGCTCCCGCGTTATCATTCGGTGAATATTCGAAACGTGACTGTGTGGGGGTGATAATATCAGGATCATTTACATTATCATTTACATTATCATTTACATTATCATTTACATTATCATTTACATTATCATTTACATTATCATTAGGGGTCGCTTTGGTTCTGTCTTGGTTGTCGCTTGGTTCCTGTTTGGTTCCTGTTTGGTTCCGCTTAGGCTCTCGCCCGCCCTTCATCCCGTTTGAGTATCGCCGATTATTTGCATCAATTTGCGGCTTCATGAGAATAAAAACAGCTTTCGATATCCCAGAAATCTCCATCTCATTTCCGTTGAGAGCATACTCACACGCAGAGCGTACCACCTGGGCAAGTTCGTCATTTGGCAATTCGGAAATTGCTTCAAAAAAGCTCCGGTAAAAAACAAAAGAGTCCCGCTTTATTCCACTCATACCGCAACACCTCCCGGGAGTCGTTCATAGCTGACAATCTTTCCGGTGTGAAGCGCATACCGATGCTCATCCCTTGCTCCGCGAGAATCTTCCCAGTCAGCGAGAAGGTGAACTGCATCACTGACATCGATGAGGGCATAACAGACGTGCATATAGTCTTCCCACTCGAGGCCGTCGGGAAGACAGGTAGGGGAGACAACCTTGTGCCCCTCCGTCCGTATCTTCAACGCGGCCCGCTGGAACTTGTCCAGATAGTCCGGATCCCCGGTTATTTTGCCCGCAATGTATACCTTCATGCCTCAGTCCTCCGTAAACGTAATGCCAAGTTTACCGGCCTTTCGCCGGGCCCGGTCTATTCTTCCCTGCAGATGTGGGTATTTTGCCAGGAACGCAGTCCACCCGGCTGCATGCTGGAGCCGGTGCTCCTCGGTTGTCAGCGCGATCCAGTTCCATGGCTCTTCGATGTCTGCCTGGTCTGCTCCGCGTGACACGATGTGCGCCCGTTCTATCGGCCCAGGATTCCCGGACGCCTCGCTGTATTTATGGAATTCCCTCCAGGTTGCTTCGTCGGTATAGTCGCACGGATCCTCTTCGAGTCCTCCGCGCCAGGCTATCCACTGCGTCATGAGTCCGCGTACCTGCGTCTGTACCGTGTCCGGAAGCTGGCAGAGTGTCGCCAGGTGAAGCATGAGGCCCTCGATGAAGTAGGCCGTGGTTCCCATCGTGCACTCCGGATCGTCTTTCGAGATGTGGATCGGCCGGAGATTCCCGGAGAGCGGACAGGGGCACTTCATCGCGTACACGTCCAGGAGGTCGAGATAGAGTCCGTACAGC